CTTTTTTAAGCTCAGTCGCTCCAGAGAGTCTTTGAGGAACAAATACAAAATCACCAAATAGAGGTAGAGGTTGTTGAGATACTGTTCCTGTGTTATTAAATATAAAGAACTTTTCATCATCTACTAAACCATTAATTAATAGATCATCAATAAGCCCTTCATTAAACTCGATATCTTGAGGACCATTAGGATTAATTCTATAGATAGGGCCTTCTCCTAATCCGAGTTGAAGAAATAAAACATCAGTTGAGAATAAATTATTTGGACTTTCTGTGCCGCCACCGCCACCACTTTTACCTCCGCCACCACCATTGTGTACTTTAATGCCATTAGCAATGTAAGAGTGTAAATGAGATACTTTAAAATTGTATACAGGTTCTTCTTTTAAAAATTCTATTGAATTAATTTTAGATAATTCATTGTCTGTTGTTAGTAATTTATCACCAACAACAAAGTCTCCCATTTCTTGATATTCACCATCTTCTTTAAGAACCCAGTGATTTAAGGTAATATCAATATTTCCAGTTTCATGATTAACTCTATAGATTTTATCTTTTTGATGATAAAAAGTTTCAGTAACAAAAGATAAAACAGGCTGACCTATCTCATCATAGGCCCATACTTTATCTCCGACTTCAATATCACAAATTTGTTTTTGACCGCCTTCAATAGAGATAAGAGTGTCAGAGGCAAAACAGCCTCCACCACCTCCGCCTCCTTCAATAAGAGGAACTGCTTTATCATCAATATAAATAATAGTCATTAGCTACCCTCTACTCTGGTTATTTCAGAGCTTTTTGCGTATAATAAATCTCTAACAAAAATAGTGTCCGACTCTCCGTGAGTCATAGTTTCTACGTGACCGCTTAACATCTGTCCTGCAACCCTAGTAAGACCATAAATAAGAGGTACTGAAGTATTAGGATCAGTAGTGTTCTCCATAGCATCAAACATATCATTATTTCTTCTTTGTTGAGAAGAGTTAGAAGTCTCTGCTGAAGGCGGTTTCGGAGGGCTAGCTATTAATTGCATCACCCCATTTAAAGCTAAACTAATACCTGCAGACACAATACTACCTGCACTAATTGCAGCGGTTCCCGTAAGTCCCATTGCCGAGTTAAGAGAAGCAGCAATCGCAGGAGCATAGGCAATCATAACAACAGCCGCTACAATCATTAGTATAGGAAGAATTTTTCTTCCTCCCCCTGCAACAACGGGACAGAGTGTATACTCATCATCTTGAACTAAGTTAAACTCAAACTCTTTCCTAGTTACAGGAGTTCCATCAGGTTTTACTAAACATAAATTTTCTTTTCCTAAAGAGTTATTCATAATTAGATGGATATACCTTCTCATTTTAGGAAATAAAACTACTAAAGCATCTTTAATATCTTTTAACTTAGCAACTTCTATATTGTGCTGCTTTACACCCCCAGTAAACTTATATAAAGTCGGGTGAAAATTCAAAGTTATTAACATACCAAAGACTCCTCATTAAAATCTTTAAACTCTAACATATTATGATCATTTAACCAGTATTGATAAAAAGAACCATTTAAATTTCCTACTACAAATTTATAATCTTTATAAAAAGCAGAATTTTTATCTTCTTCACTAGGAAGGTCATCATGGTGTAAAGGGTGGCTATGAAAAATTCCCCAACAATTATCCCAATATTTAACTAAATCTGTAGGATTTAAAACAAAAGAGTCTGCTGGCTGAGGACTAAGGTTTTTACTGGGAACATAAGAAAAATCCTTTGTAATAATACCACAGCATTCTACATTAGGATTTTCTTTCATATGCTCTTTAAAAGATTCAATTAATTTTGTAAACCTATCCACCTGTAAACCCCCATTGTATATTGTTTAAAATAATTACCATAAACTGATGTATGTGATTTATGGTTTTGAAAAGTGTGTAAAATTTTATTATGTCCGATGTATATGGCACAATGATTAGTTATTGTAGAAGACCCCAAAACCATAGTTATTACATCAAACTCTTTTGGTTCTTTTACTCTTTTCCAGCCATAACTTTTAGATGAACCTTTTTTAAAATAGTCTTCATGAATATTTTGATACCAGTATTCATCTACTATATTACACCAGTCTCTAGAAGTATAAGGTATCTCTATTCCTAATTCTTCTTTATAAATATGAATAATTAAATTAATACAATCTATTCCTTTTTTAGGGTCTAGTCCTAAATGTTTATAAGGACAGCCTACGTATTTATCCCATTCCACCGCCATATACTTGCAATTTCTTCTCTATAATCTTGATCCAGTGCATCAATTTTAGAGAATTTCCCCTCTGCTAAATGAATAAACCTATTGTTACCTACATATAATCCAAAATGAGTAGGTATTAGTCTTCCTGATTTAAATATTATTACATCATATTCTTGTAACTCTGTCAAGTTAACTTTTGTAGCAACTGTAGATGCCCAAGTTTCTAAGGAGGATATAGAAAAACGCTTCATCCAACCTCTTCCATCTTTCGGTCTACCTTCCGGTAACTCTAAATACTCCCACAACCCATCAAATATGTTTGAATTAAGTTCGTTTTTATAAATAGAATCTATTAAAGTAATACAATTATGCTCTGTATAATTGTGTTTTAGTCCTAAATATTTATTGTATTTTAATTCCATTATACCAATCTGCTAATTGAGGAACTACATCAGTAAAATTTTCATTTCTATTTCTATCTAATAATCCAGTATTTTTCTTAAATAGAGAAGACAATTTTTCTTTATCTGGTAGCTCTCCTTTCATGTATTTTAACCAGTCTGACATATGACGTATATCCGATATATGTAAGTCTTTTTTGTTATTTTCTATAAAACTTTTGTAATATATTAAAATATTTCTTTTTTCATTTTCAGGTAGTATTTGTAAAGAATAATAGGACGGAGTAACTAACGTAGTTCCAAACACAGGAATGTTTTTTCTTTTTCCCCATAAAAGTAACTTAGGCATAGAGTATATAGTTAAAATTGATACTACAGAACTAATAGTAGTAACATAAGGCTTAACTTTTTCTACATTAGATTCAAATTCTTCCCACACTAACTCTTTTCTAACATACTCTGATACGTTTTTATACCCATCACAACTAGTCCACAAGTTTACCTTTTTAAACTTTTTCCATAAGTCTAGAAGATCATATTCTTTAAATTTTAAAATAGATAAATTAGTATTATACTGCACATTTATGTCAGTTTTACCTTTAGAGATTAAATATTCTAATATTTTATAGTGTTGCTCTAATACTAAAGGCTCTCCTCCTGCAAAATATAAAACCTCTAAGTTAGGATATATTAATTCTAGTCCTTCCCAGAATAAATCGTTATCCCACTGCTCTTCTTTTTTGCCTTGAATTGAAAATAAACTTTTACCTTCTTTTATCCAAGCAGTACTAGAAGCAGGACCACAAGTTCTACATCTAAAGTTACAAGTATTTCCTACTCTAAAATCTATATAAGGAGGTGGAGGAGGGGTAAGTGTTTTTTGTAAATGCTCTTTGTGTTTCCAAAAATTGTTAGCGTTATTTTTTGGATTCTCACAAACGCCTAATTCATCTTTTTTAAAACAAGGGTTGTAACACTGCTCTGGTACTTTACCTTCTAAAAAAGATTTTCTTAGTTCTATATAAGGAGTTCCATGCCACACATCCATAATAGATTGTGAATTGTCTCCTAAAGAATCTTTATTTGAAAAAGAATCTGAAAAGCAACAGGCTTTATATTCCCCTCTCATATTACCGTGCAAATGAATCCAAGGTAATATACATCCTTTTATTGCCATTATTGTTTAGGTATCTGCCTTCCTGTTCCTGGAAATGCCCCAAAATGAACAGTATTGTTTCTAATTCTACACGCTTCATAAGACTTTGAACACTCATCATCAGAGTCGGATACCGCAGCCTGATTATTAGCAAATATTGGGTTAGCATTAGAAGTTTTTGGAGGAAAAGTACCGGGAATGGGTAGACTACCAGGACCCGGGTATTGACACTCAGATCCTTTGTAAACCCATTGACAGGTGTTTTTAAAAAATTTTCTTTTTGGTAATTGTAATTTAAAATATTGTAACCAACTAGTAAGCTCAAATTCAGCTACGGTTTCATTTAACAAATTAAGTTTAGTTACTTTAAATACATCTCTAACATAAGCTTCTTCGTCGTAATCATCATTTACTATGTATAAATTTTCATTACGTTGTCCACTAGTTAAAGGAGCAGATAAAAACAATATTCTTTCTTCTTGAATATCTTGAATTTGAACAGTGTTTGTAGAGAGTGTTGTAGTAACATTGTCTCCGGGTCTATAAGGAGAGCCATTTAAAACAGAAACTACATTAGCAGACATATAATCAATTTTTGAGTGTTCTGGCCAGTATTTTAAATGGTTAGCAAAAGTAGTTTTAAACTCGACGACAGCGCCGAGTAAATCTCTACTATCTGATTTTAAATTTTTCCAAGTTTCTCCTAAAGATATAGCTTGATCATATAACCAAGGAGAGTTAGCGCCTCCATATATATTATCTACAGTATCTTGATCATAATGAGTATTGCCTGTAACAGTTCTAGGGTCAAGCCCGTAGACAAGCTCTCCATTAACATATCCTTGAGCCGAATTAGAAGTTACGTTCCCAACTATGTAAGGATTCTCAACAAAAGTAGTAATTAAATTATCATAGTTAGACATTGTAAAAGTTACTCGATCAATAGTACCATCAGAAGAGGTTGCAATACCGTCTGCTTCCATAGGATACGGCGTATAGCTTTCTCCTTTAAATGTTACATTATAAGATAAATCAGAATAAATGTCTCCAATAACCTCTGCAAATCTTAAAGGGGTTTCTGTAGGCCACGCATACCCAGCACCCGTGCCAGAAGGATTACCAGCTTCATTAGGAGGATACCATTCTCCTGGGTAATAAACTTCTACAAGTCTAACAATAGGAGCTTGTGTAAAAGCATTTAAAGTAGCAATGAAAGGGCTATTATAAATAGCACTTATAGTAGCCGTTGTAGAGCTTTGAACGTTTCCTAAATGTTGATGAGAAGATTGAAAAGAATATGCTTGAGTATTTCCAGTTTGTCTTCTAATAGTAACAACTGAACCAGCATTTGGAGTAGCAAAAGCAAAAAACTCTAGTTGATTATTACCAGTATGATAAGTCCAACCAGATCTTTGAGCTAGATTAGAACCGACAAATACATCTAACTCAGAAACAATATTAGTGTCAACTGGGGAAGAAACAGAAATAAATAAACTTTGTCCCTCACCTGGGGTTTGATTTACAGTATGGGTACTAGAGTGAAAAGTATTTGAAATTAAATAGTGATTGCTAACAACAGATTCTGACACAGAGAATTCTTGGTCTACGTTAGACATTTTAACTTTAATATTACTAGTAGAAGAGTCTACATTAGCTATATATCCAAAAGCATTAGAAGTTAGCCCTAAAATAGTATTACCTTGTTTAAAGGGAGAAGTATCTGATACCGTTAAAATATAATCATATACTCTAGAACTCATTAGCTAAAATCTTCCCTTAAAGTTATCTGAACTGAATAAAAATTTTGAGTAAGAGCACTTCCTCCAGAAATTACTTGTTCTATTTGTATGGGACCCTCAAAACGAGTTCTAACAGTACCAGCGGAGTTAATATGATCTAAATCAAAAGTAAAGGTTTCAAAGTCCCCATTTCTAGCAATATAAAAATCTTCTATAGCTTGTTTCTCTACCCCAGAAATATTATTATAAGTAAGCTCAAAGGTTCTTCTACTTCTTCTGCTCATTAATCTACGTTTTTCATAACCAGATTGACTCTCATATTTTTTAGTACTAAATTCTCTGTCTATAGAAAAACCATTAGAAGGTTTTCTATCTCTCATGTCTGTAAATCTACCTATAGAATCTACTTGAGGTATCAAAGTTCTAATTTCTAAAGTTGCATTAGCGACATCTTCATCTCCAGTTGGTAACGCAGGAGCCTCTGACAAGTCTATGCCATTTACTCCTAGTGTAGCACTTGGATAGGTAAAAGAATCTTGATTTTGTAAAACACCAGAAAGAGTTACAAAAATAGAATTTGCTAGATTTTCTCCAAAACTTCCCAGAGCAGGAGTAGGAAGAGAAAAAGATGTTTGAACTCCGTTTAACAAATAGGTGTTCGAATCAATTGTAGTAGGAGAAGTATTAGAATAACTAGCTGCATAAACAGCTGGATAAGAACGAGTAGCTCTAAATCTAGTAGGTAAATCAATAGTTTTAAATACTAATTCAGTAGCGTTTGGAGCGGCAAGAAAAGTAACAGATCCTCCAGAATTAGATAAGTAGTATGAAGAGACATCTTGGACAACACCATCAATGGTGACTATTACCTCTCCTGCAAGAGAGACGGTCGTAGGAAGAGGGAATTCTATATCGCTCCCAGTTGAATTATAAGTTTTTAGCCCTACAGTCCCAAAAGCGGTTAAAGAAACTGTTGCATCATCAGGATAAGTTGCCATTTTTTATCTCCATAAAGTTCTCATTACTTAAACTACTAATGCCATTATAAATTAAAATGTGAGTAGTAGTCTCTAACTTTTTTAATTTATTTACTGTTTGGTATTATCTTCCGTTAGCTCTAATACTCTTTCTAATTGGTCCATTAGATTTCAAGTCTTTAAGTATCATTTTAACTACCATTGCCTCTCCGTCCATCATAGTCTCGCCTTGTTCTGCGTCTTTCTCCTGACCTGAATTTTCTATTTGAATCTTTACAGGAGGCATTCCAGATTTACCAGTAGAATTCATACGTTCCATAGCGGGAAGTCCCATAGAATCTACAGCACTTTTACGCATTACAAACTCTCCAGGCTCAAGAAGAGCAGGAACACTATCTCTTTGAAGTCCTCCCCCAGCAAAACGATGAACAGCTCCTCCTCCAGCCATTCTACCTACAGCACCATACCCATTTACAAGTCCTCCGTTTGAGAAAAAGAAAGATTTTATAAGCATAGGCGCAATAGCACCAACAATACCACCTATAGCACTTCCTGCAGGTCCTCCAATTGCATTTCCAAGCAACGCACCTAGTCCTGCACCTGCCATTTGAGCTATATTACCTAAATTCATAAAAGAATTTCCAAGACTAAAACTCTCAGTACCAAGAGCACTAAACTCCATACCGACCATTTGAGAAGCGTCAGATATGCCATTCATATCATATCCTACGGACGAAGCATAGTCCTCAAGAGACCCTGAAAATCCACTCATATTAAATCCGTCTTCTAGGTCTTCTAAATCAGCGAAACCAAACTGTGAATCAGAGGTAGTTCCATCAAAATTTGGTCCTTTTCCTAGTCCTCCTAACCCGCCACCTGCTTTTCCGGCTAAACCAGTTAGTCCTTGACCAGAAGTAGTTACTAGTACAGGACCGGTTTGTCCTACTATTTGAACATTTGTAACTTGTCCAAAAGTTTTAGTCAAAAGATCGGTCTGTGCTTTGAGAGCATCTCCCGTAATATTTGCTTGCTGTGCTCCATTAGCTTTAATTTGTGATGCTAATTGATTGAAGTTTTGTTTTTGTTGCTGTTGTTGTTGCTTCTGTCCAGGAAGTAGACTTTGTAGCCCTTCTTTAAGGAAGTCAGTTATAGGTGCTACAACGACTTGTTTAAAAGATTCTTTTGCTAAATCAGTTACGATATCTTTAAGCATATTCGATAGACCTTGCTTAAAGTTCTGCATTGTTAGAGTACCATTTTTAATAGCCTCAAATAAATCATCAACACCCTTATTAAGAGCACCGTCAATAATTCCTGCAGCCGCTTGTAATAATTTTAATAGACCATCTTTTTCTAATTGATACTTTCTTTCTGCTAAAGCAATAATTTCATTTTGCTTATCTCTTTCAGTTTCTAAAGCTGTTAGCTTTTCTTGTGCGCTAGATTTAGCAGTCTTTTTTTGTTTCTCAATATCTGCTAACGCAGCAGAG